AACAAATACAATCTAATTGGGAAGAATTCCATTCTAATATAATAAAATATATTAAGGGTAATAGACAAACACAATTATTAGAATTTTATACTAAATTCCAAGAACGTTTAATATTAATGCCCGCAGCTCATAAAAAAGAATATCATAATGCTTTTCCAGGAGGGTATATAGATCATGTTAATAGAGTAGTTAGATGTGCTCTTAAACAATATAATTTATGGAAAGATGAAGGTGCAGATATTAGTACTTTTACTATTGAAGAATTAGTATTTTCGGCTATTAATCATGATTTAGGAAAAATGGGTGATGAAGATCATGAATCATATATTCCACAAACAGATAAATGGAGAAAAGATAAATTAGGTGAAGATTATATGTTTAATAAAAAATTAGCATTTTCAGCAGTACCTGATAGAGGTTTATTTTTACTCCAGGATAATGATATTAAATATACATTCAATGAAATGGTAGCTATTCAAACACATGATGGATTATATGACTCAGCAAATGATAAATATTTAAAAGGATGGATGCCAGAGCAAAAACCAAGAACTTCATTACCCTTTATATTACATCAGGCAGATATGATGGCGGCTAGAATTGAATTTGAAATAGAATGGTTACCTAAATTTAAGAATGGGGTGGATAAGCCAAAAAATAATTATACATTAAATGCCAATAAAAAGTCACCTATAAAAAATAAAGCTTTAGGAACTATTAAAAGTGAGGGACTTAAAAACATATTTGACAAATTATGATAACAACAATAGTAATACTATCAATAATAGTCGTGGTATTTGCTTTCACGACTATTAATCTACTACGTAAAAATGAAAAACAAGAAGATATTTTATTAGGATATCTTAAATATTTAGATAATATATCTAGAGTAATCGAGGTTTCGGATGAAAAAATTAAAAAAACAGACATTAAGGGCTCATTTGAAGGTGATGATGAAGTAGGACACTTCTTTAAAACAATTAAACAAATACAAAAAATTCTTAATGATTTTAACATTAAAAAAATCTAAGAATAAATGGATTACATAATTGAAAAGAATAAAAAAGAAAGAAAAGGACGAGTATACTTTTCAAAAGAAACAGAAGCAAATATAGTTTTATATAATAGCTTAGATCCCATTAAGGATGCTGATGAAAGAAGTGATATATATCAAAATTATATTCATTATCCTTTTTATAAACTTACCCAAAATATAATCCATACTTTTAAATTTTATTATACTGAAGTTGAAAATTTAGAACATTTACAACATGAATTAATAACATTTTTATTATCTAAAATTCATTTATTTAATCCTGCAAATGGAGCTAAAGCATATTCATATTTTGGTACTATAGTTAAAAGATGGTTAATAGTATACAATACTAAAAATTATGGAAACAAAATTAAAAATATACAAATAACAGATTTAGCTAATTATTCTAATTTAGATTTTTCAGAACCTGGATTTGTATCCTCACAAAAAATGGAAGATAATTTAGATAAAGTTACTGAAGGTGCTTTTGAAGGTGATGAATTATCTAACCAAGGATATAAATATGAAGATAAGCTTTCATTTTTTATAGATATATATGTAAAGGATTGTACAGATAGAATATATAAAATTTTTCCAAAAGGAAATGATGCTAAAATAGCAGATGCTATACTTGAATTATTCAGAAAAAGAGATGCAATAGATGTATTTAATAAAAAAGCTCTTTATATCTATATTAGAGAAATGATTGATGTAAAAACTCCAAAAATTACTAAAATAGCAAATGTTTTATATGATATTTTTAAGAAAAAATATTTATTTTATTTAGAACAAGGTTATTATCCTACCTCAAAGGTTTAATTTTCTTATATTTATAACCAAAATTATGAGCCAATTAGATTCAGTTATTTTTGGGGATAAAAAATTCTCGGATATTTTAGAAGAAATATATAATAACCAAAAGAAAAAATCAGAACAAGTAACAGCTTTAATATCAGAATTAAAACCATTAATCCAAGAAATTGGAGATGCTACTCTTATAGTACCATTAATTAAAGAATATATGGAAATTGGTGTTAAAAATGATGATGCTTTAATTAAAATGGCTACTATTATTCAAAGAGTAGTTAATAATTCTAATGAAGATGGAGGAATAGGAATAACAGATGATGAAAAAGAAGCATTATTAATAGAAATGGAAAAATTACAAATTAATAAAAAATAATGCCTAAAGTTAATGACTTTTTATCTGCACTATCACCTAATCCTTCTATTAAAAGTAGTAAGGCCGGGGTATTTGCAGCAAGGGTTATTTATGCTATGCTTGAAGGTAAAACTCAACCAACAGCATTTAAAATTTTTGGAGAATACCAATCTATAGGAGGTATATTTTTTACATTATTAAATAATCCAAATCCAAATCCTGATTTTACATCAGATAGTTTTGCACTTCCTTTATTTCCTAATATGTCTAATATACCATTAGAAAATGAAATAGTTTATATAATATCTTTACCTAGTAATAATGTACAATCTAATGTAAATAGTGTTAGTTTTTACTATTTTCAACCTGTTAATATATGGAATAGTGTTCATCATAATGCTATACCAGACCCTATTAATAGTAATGAAGGTCAAACTGGGGATTATCAACAAATAGAAGGAGGTACTACAAGAAGAGTTACTGATGGAGGAACTGAAATTGACTTAGGAGATACATTTGATGAAAGAATAGATACAAGAAATTTACAACCTTATGAGGGTGATATAATATATGAAGGAAGATGGGGTCAATCTTTTAGATTTGGTTCCACTGTATCTGGAAGTATAATACCAAATCCTTGGTCTAATAGTGGAGTAGATGGTGATCCTATAATGATATTAAAAAATGGACAACATGAAGAAGATACACCTACATGGGTACCACAAGTAGAAGATATTAATACAGATGCTTCTAGTATTTATTTGACCTCAACTCAATTAATACCAATAAATGTAGCATCTTCAAATTATTTATCTTATTATTCTCCTCCAACATCAGTTAATGAATATGATGGAGAACAAATTATTTTAAATTCTGGTAGATTATTATTAAATTCAAAGTCAGATTCAATATTATTAAGTTCAAATGATTCAATTAATTTAAATTCAATAAATAATGTTAATATTGATTCTCCTTCATTTACAGTTAAATCCAATAAAATAGCTTTAGGTGATAAAAATGCTACTGAGCCTGTTATATTAGGTAATAAGTTTTTAAGTGATTTTGAAACATTATGTAGAAATTTATCTTCATTATCTAAAGCATTACAATCTCCAATAGGAGGACCAGGATTAGTATCTCCCCCTTTATTAAATATTTCACCAGCAGCTGTAAAAGTAACAACATCAGCATCAAAAATGTTAAATAATATTAAAAATTATAAATCAACAATAACAACTAGTAAGTAATGGGTTTAGATTCAGTAATTATAAGACAAATAACATCTGTTGCTAAAAACTCAGGTAGATTAGATAGAACTGTAGATAAATTAAAATCAAAAGTATTAGATAAAGGATTAGAATTATTAGAAGAAACAGGTTTAGATCCATCTTCAATTCCTGTTAATATACCTGCAATGTTAAGAGGAGAAATAACTGTAGATCCTGATTCTATAATTAACCCCAACACAATTTGTGAGCAACCATTAATATCAGTACAGAAAAGAGAATCATCTACAAGATTAATAAATACAATATCTACAGATGTAGAAGAGATATATGTAACTACTAATGCTATAAAAGATCAATTAATAGAACTTCAAAAACCTGTAAATAAATTAAATAATTCAATTGGTGATGTTACATCAACAGTAAATACCATTTCAGGAATAATAACAACAATTAAAGTACTTCCTTTTCCTGTAGCAGTTGCTGGGGTTGGAATACCTGCTAATATTTTAACTATTTATTCTGCAACTTTAGATAGTATGGATAAGTTATTATCATTAGCAAAATCTAATTTAAAAACAATTCCAAAAGCTATATCTATTATGGCTAAATCTCTTAATACTACTATAGAAAAAGTCAATTCATTAACTTTAATTTTAAATCCCCTTTTAACATTTTTACAATTATCTAAATCAGTTATTGAATTACAGGATAATTGTCCAATTATTACACAAGAATCTTTAGATGATGTTAAAGATGATTTATTAGGAAATATATCTGGTAGCTTAACGGCTACTGAACTTATAGGTACTAGTAATGATTTAGAAGAATCATTACAACCCAATGCTGATCCTGGTTATTTTTATAAAAATTGGAGATTTACTATAGAAAATGAACAATTTAAAGATCCAAAAACAGGTGAACCGATTAGAAATCCTTATATCCTACCATCAAGAAGAATTAAATGTTTTAGAAGAAATTCTACAGGATTTAATGATTTTGGTGATGGAAATAATGATACATTTTTAGGAAATGATATAAGTGGAGGAGGATCTATAACTATATATAATATTAATAAATTAACAAATCCTTATTTAGAAGAAGGAGCATATTCATATGCCTCAAATTTACAAGTATTAGTTAATGAAGCAAAACTTGCTGTTGATATTTATACAAATGCTATAACACTTTATGAAGCCCCTCCAGTAAGAAAAATAGTAAAAATTTCAGATTCATATATTAATATTGCTGCTATTACTGATGAGGATGAATTATTAAAATATGCTATACAACTAGGTTTTAATACTACAGCAGAGTTAATAGCAAGTGATTATTTTGAAAATCAAAGTTTACCAAATTATATATTATATGGAGCAAATTTAGTTAATATAAATAATTCTGCTACAGATGTAGCTTTTGGTGCTAATAGACTTATTGCTTTAGGTCGTCCTAATGATAATTTAGAATGGTATGAAAGAGATTTTAATCAAGGGGGTACTATTGATGTTTCTTCTTACATAACATCAGGAACCATTCAAGTAAATGCTCCAATTTCTATAAGAATGAAAACTTTTGGAGGTACAGGTAATCCACTTAATGGTGCCCCAAGATTTACGGAAGCCTTATTAACAATTAAAAGATCATTTAGTATACAAGATGATGTTAATCCTTTTACAGGTAAGGTAGTTGGTGCAGAATCAACAGAAACAAATATTCAAGAATTTAATTCACAATATGGTGAATTTACAGATGGAGTAAGATCTATTGATATTTTAAATACAGTTTATGAGACCTTTAATGATGGTATTACTACAGATAATGATGATATTATTGAACCACTTATAACATCATTAAAAAATGGATCAAAACTATCTCCCCAAGAAATTAATGATCTTTCAAATAAACAACAGTTATTATTAGTTTATAAAGGTATACAGGAATTAGATTTTAAACAAAATGAGAAACTCTCATTAGTTATAAATGATATTTATCCTAAATTTAGTTATCTTTTATCAAATCCTTCAACATTAAAATTATCTAAAAAAATATTTGGTAATGTTAAATCACAATCTAATTTAGTAACAGCACTATCACAAATTGATCAAAATGATATTAATTGGTGGGGAACAGCTAGAAAATTTCAATATGATGGTCTAGATGCAAGTTATATACAAAAACAAGTAATTCTTTCTTTATTATATGCATCCTCAAATCAATTTATAGCTGAGTATAATCAAATATATGGAGATAGACCAGACTATAATAATGGAGCTTGGGTAGGTGGAGCAAGTAGCTTTCCAATTATTCCAACACAAGTAGGAAATGAAAATACTGATATTACTATACCAATTCAAGTAACACAATTAGCTGAAGTTAATGAAACTATAGATGAAATAATAGGTGGTTTAGAATTATTAGGAACTTATTCATATGATTTAGAAATAATTAATAGTAATCCTATAGCAGGGGGTGAAGCATTTTTCTATCCAACAAATTTCACACAGTTTACAATAGAAGATAGATTTACATCTGGAAGGATAAAAAATTCTTCATCATCACAACTTAATGTAAGAGATAATACAATTTACTAAAAAACTAATATAAAAAATAAAATTAATTAATATTTATAAATAAAATGAAGACATCAGCATTAAAAACAATAATAAAAGAAGCCGTTAGAGAGGCAATTCAAGAAGAATTAAAAGAAATTTTATTAGAAGCTGTTAAAACTCCAAAAGTTATAACACAACCAACATATACAGCTCCTGTAATGGAAAGTAAAACACCAGTAATGCCTCAAACACCAACAATGACAGCAGATGCTAAAAGATCAGCATATGAAAATATATTAGGTGATACAGCAGCTTTTAATACTAATAGTGTACAACAATTTCAACCTCAAGCAGGTATGGATGTAGCAAATGGTACTTTACCAGCAGGAGAAGTTGATATGAGTCAAATAGCAGGATTAATGGGTGGAAAATAATAAATAATGGCAAAAATAATACAGAGTCGATTCCCAATAGATCTTACCCCTAGTGTAGCGGTTGGGTATGGTTTTCCTATGAATGGACCTGCTGTATTTCTTCCAACATATACTACTAGAGATCAAATTAAAGCTAATTTAATTAATTATTTACTAACCAACAATACAGAAAGAGTATTTAATCCTAATTTTGGTGCTAATTTAAGATCTTTATTATTTGAAGGTATAGTAGATTCTACTCAAGATGAATTATTATTAAGTATTCAAGATAATATAGGTAGATTTTTTCCTAATGTTGTTATCAAAGAAATAAAATTTAATAATGAAGTAGATAGAAATACAACTAATTTCATTCTAACATATCAAATAGAAAATTTTGGTATTGAAGATATGATTAATATAGAATTACAATAATGGCTAATTTAAAAAGAGATATAAGATATACTGATAGAGATTTTAATACTATTAGAAATCAACTAATACAATATTCTAAAACATATTTTCCAGATACATTTAATGATTTTACAGAAACATCTACTGGAATGTTATTTATTGAAATGGCTTCTTATGTAGGAGATGTAATGTCTTTTTATTTAGATAATCAAATCCAGGAAACCTTTATACAAAAAGCAAGACAAAATCAAAATTTATATGCATTAGCTTACTCATTAGGTTATGTACCTAAAGTTACAACAGTTGCAACTGTTCCATTAGATTATTATCAACAAGTACCAGCTATATTAAGTGCTAGTGTTTATATTCCTGATTATAATTATGCTTTATTAGTACCAGAAAATTCACAAGTAACTTCTATAAATGATAGTACAATTAGATTTTTAACAAAAGATGCTGTTGATTTTTCTGCTTCAAGTTCACTTGATCCTACTACAGTATCAGTTTATCAAATAGCAAATAATAATCCAACTTACTATTTATTAAAAAAGACAAGAAAAGCTACATCTTCTAAAATTGTAACTAAACAATTTACATTTACTAATGCTAAAAAGTTTGATAGTGTAAATATAAATGATACTAATATTGTAGGTATTTTAGATGTATTTGATAGTAATGGAAATCAATGGTATGAAGTACCTAATTTAGCTCAAGAAAATGTCTTTAATTCTATTAGAAATACAAATACAAATGATCCTAATTTTATTGTGGATGAAGAAGTTCCTTATTTATTAGAATTAAAAACAGTACAAAGAAGATTTGCTTCTCGTTTTATAGACTCAGGTTCATTACAATTACAATTTGGTGCGGGTAGTACTAGATCAACAACTGAAGAAATTATACCTAATCCTGATAATGTAGGTTTAGGTTTACCATTTGAACAAACAAAACTAACAACAGCTTTTTCTCCAACAAATTTTGTATTTACAAATACTTATGGTATTGCTCCTTATAATACTACTTTAACAGTAAGATATTTAACTGGAGGAGGTGTAGCTTCTAACGTAGAAGCAGGAACTTTAACAGATATAGATGATACAAATGTAACTTTTGTAAATCAACCAATAATTACTACCCCAGCAGTTACAACAATCTTAGCAAATCAAATATTTGCTTCTTTAGCTACTAATAATGCAGTAGCAGCTGATGGAGGACAAGATGGAGATAGTATAGAAGAATTAAGACAAAATGCTTTAGGTAATTTCCAAAACCAATTAAGAACAGTAACAGCTCAAGATTATTTAGTTAGAGCATTATCTATGCCTTCTAATTTAGGTGTAATAGCTAAAGCCCATGTACAACCTCAAAAAATAGGAGATTATCAATCAGGAGAATTACCTTCAGTCTTATGTTTATATGTTTTATCTTATAATATTAATAAACAATTAAGAAATGCATCTATAGCATTAAAAAGAAATCTATCAACATATCTATCAGAATATAGAATGATTAATGATTCTATTAATATAAAAGATGCTTATATTATTAATATTCAAGTTAATTTTGAAATTGTTGTTAATCCTAATTTTAATAATAACGAAGTACTAACAGCTGCAATAGATTCACTTATAGAATATTTTAATATAGATAAATGGTTAATAAATCAACCAATAATAATTAAAGATATATTTGTGTTATTAAGTAAAGTACAAGGAGTACAAATAGTAAAAAATATAGTAATAAATAATTTAACTGGAGAAAGTTTAGGATATAGTAATTTTTCATATAGTATAACATCAGATGCTGGAGGTAGTGAATCTTGTGCTATTACTAATGATGAAGTAATATACCCATCAATTGATCCTATGATTTTTGAAGTTAAATATCCTAGACAAGATATAATAGGTAGAGTTGTGGTAATATAATAAAATAAAAAATGGCAAATAGAAAAATATTCCCTACAAAAGATGCTTCAATGTATACTTTCTCTCAAAGTATGAATACTGGGTTAGATGAAATATTAGAAGCTACTACTATTATACAACAAAGTAATGATAATACAAATCCAACTCAAGTAAGTAGATATGTACTTAAATTTTCTCAAGATGAAATTAATACTTGGGTTACTTCTAGTATATCAGGCTCAGTTATAGGTACAACAGCTGGAGTAATGGTGCTTCAAGATCCATATTTAGTAAGACCAGAATCATATCAAAGATTTGAAACTAAAGGATTATCATACCCAACAAGCTCAAGAAATAAATTTGATGCTATAGTAGAGCCATTATATTCAGGTAGTCAAAATCCAAATGAACCCATATATGCAGGTGGAAATGGAACAGGTTTACAACTTTATTTAGCAACAGGTGCATCATATTTCAAACCAGGTGTTAGTTTAAGTGCATCAATTGCAACAAGCAATGCAGGTGGTCA